TGCAATATGAGCTGTATCAATAGATCCATCTACATAATGTTCAGAATCTATACTATCATCTGCAATTTTAGATCCATCAATAGCATCAGCTGCTATCTTACCTGATGTAACATTTAAATCAGCAATCTTTGCTGTTGTTACATTGGCATCTGTAATTTTTGCAGTAGTAATTGCATTGTCTGCTATCTTAGCTGTGCTTACAGCACTATCAACAATCTTAGCTGTTGTAACTGAATCTGTTTGTAAGTTAGATGCAGCAATAGCATTACTTGCCATTTTAGCATTAGTAACATTTGCATCTGCAATTTTAACTGTAGTAACACTACCATCTGCTAATGTTGCACTTGTAATAATTCCTTCTGGAATAGAAGTATTAGTAGCTGAAAGTCCACCAATATAAATAGTTAAAGATTCATTAGATAATGATCCTGAATCCCAAGTTACATTAACTGTAGTATCTGTTGAAAATGTTGAAGAACTAATTGTTCCATAGATTGTTCCAGTAGTTGAACCTACTGCTTTAATTCTACGATTAGCATGATAAATAGAAGTTACATCTATACCAGCAACAGTAAATGAAGTAGCACTAGCATAAGCTAATGTATAAGCTCCATCTCCATCACCATAAATTACCCATTGAGAATCATTATACCATTCTCTAGTATTAACCATTAATGCTCTAATAGCATTATTAAGTTGAGAAGGTAGCATCCCTTCTGCAACTGATATACCATTTAGATCTGCATTATTTGCATTAGTAGTTGAATAATCTTTTATACCTGCCATTTAGTCTCCCATAAACCAAGCATATGCTTTGTTGTTTTCTTGATTTTTTTCATTAATAAGTGTGTTAATAGCTTCTTCAATTTGTCTTTGAAAAAACTCTTGTGTTTCAAAACTATATCTTACGTTATCAACGTCTGTTTTGTCTGTCATCTTAATCCTGCTTTTGATGCAATTAAATCAATACCTTGAGCATCTGACCAAGCTACACCAGTAGGTGTTTTAACATTAATTTTAACATATCTTCCAGATTGCCTTACTGGATTAATACCAGTTGAGTTCATAGATATTTCACTAGACTCATTAGCTGTATCTGCAAGTCTATCTCTTGTTTTAATAGTAACACTTGCTTGTGCATCTACTATTGGTCTAATAGATTGTATGTTACTTCTTAAACCAGGAAAAATTTCAACTTCACTTGTTTCTATTTCTCCTTGATTTGCAGTACCAGAAAAAATAGCAGCTTTATATTCATTATCTATTGCACCAAGCAATAATTGTCCACCTGACCAAAAATCTGTATCTAATGCAATATTAATCTGATCTAAGTTTTGAGATATAATATCCATTAGCTCAACTGTATAAGCTCCTACAAATTGAGAAAATATTGTACTAGCATTTGTATTTGCTAAAGACCATTTTTTAGTTGCATAGTTATAAATTAATATTCTATCGCAAATACCAGTTGTGTTAGTTGCATTATTAGAACTTGGATATAACCATAATGCTAACTGGTTAAATGGATCAACAGCAGCACATATTCTATCACTAAATGCTTTGTTTAAATCTGTATCAAAAAATCTGTTTACTTTTTCTGCACCAATAGAAATAACTTGATCTCCATTAATTTCGAAAAAACCATCATCAGCATAAAAGAATACACGTCTATTATCCTGACATACTGTTCTACCATACACAGCTCCTCTATTAGGAGATATAACTGATAGTCTAAATACTGTTGCACCACCAACATAGTCCATTCGGATTATTTGGTTTTGTCTAAATACATATCCAATCTCTCCTGAAGTTATATGTACTATCTGTCCACCAGAACCAGGAAGGTCTTGAGAATCTGATTGTTTAGTACCAGGAGTCCATTCTGAAATATCGTTAATTCCTGACCATTGTATTGTGTTAGAACCTGTTGTCAAGTTACCAGTAACTAAAAAATCCCTAACTACACCTGAAACTCTAAAATTAGGAACACCTGATCCTAATGAAGATAAATTAGCAAAATTAGTAGATGTACCCATTAAAAAATACTGAGGTAAATCCACACCATTTGAAGCTATTACATAATTACCAAACTGGGTAAATGTCCAAAAGTCATCATTAGCTCCAGTTAAAGATCCTTTTCTAGAAGTAAATACACCACCATCTAATTGATAAATGTCTGTATTAGTAGCTACAAAGTTATAAACATTGTTAGCATTATCTCTAAAAGATCCAGCTCCTCTTGAATCTGTACTTATATCATTTGTAGAATAGTTTACTAATGAAGGAAATCTCTTATAAGAATTAAGAGCATAATAAACATTAGTTGCTACATTAGCACCAGGATTTAAATGTTCTGGTTGGTCAGGTAGCCATTCTCCAAAAGGTATTTGCATAATTATTTTCTTCTATAAAATGATAAATCTGTTCCAATATCACTTCTTTGTACAACTGGTGCACCACCATAAGAATCTTGTTTATCGTTATTTTCAGCTCTTTCCATAGCAGCTGAATACATACCTAACCATTGTTGAGCTTGATTAGGTTCAATGCCACCTAAAAAATTAGCAGCATGATATAGTGATCCATATAAATAAATAGCAGGATGATTTAATAAAATATAATTTGTCGTATTACTATCTGATAAAGCATTAAAAGCTTTGTAGTATTGTAGATAACCTGTGTATGAAGTATCAGGTGCTGGTGCAAATCTAAAACTTTCTGTACCATTATCAGATTCAATAGTATAAGTTCTAGGCATACCAGCTGTTGAACCACCTTTAATACTAATTAAATTAGAAGGTGTAATATAATTTAAATGATATTTAGTTCCACCAGATAGTATATAAAAAGATCTAACACCAATAAATCCTGTAGGTACTGTTACTGTTTCAGCATTAATAGTAATAGAATCATTTTGTTCCATTTGTCTTATTCTAAGCTTAGCATTGAAGTCAGCTTCAGCTAGTTTAATAAAGTCATTAGCTATTTCTGAAGTTAAGTCAGATCTGTTAAGCCAATTAGCTATAGATGTTTTTAATGCAGAATATGTATTAAGTGCCATTATAATCTTCCTGGTGCTGTTCTAAAATAACGATAATCAGAACTATTTAGTTTTTCTCTTAAAATTTTACTTCTAACTTCTGATGGTAAACCAAACCAATTATTAGTACCATTATGTTCCTTGCACCATATTTCTAACATGATTCTTGGAATACTAGCAACACGCTTCATATCTTTTGAAGGCGTATAACCATCATTGTGATTATAAAGTTCTTTATTTCTTTTTAATAAAGGATTTACATTCTCACTTTTTTTAACAGTAAGTTTTCCATCTTCTTCAATAAAGTAAGATGTACCATCAGCTTCTTTATCTCTTAATATACTCATTACTCAGTTAGTTCAGTAACATATAAATTAACAGTTCCAATTACAGCTATTTTTTCGCCTGGAGAGATTTTAAAATATTCATAATCGTCAGCAGGTAAATATATTGATGAAGTAGTTGCAGTTGGATTTACACCTATTTCTAAATGACAAGCAGCATCTGCTGCAATTCTTACGTAAAAGATATTATCAGAAATAGCAGTAGATTGTACTGAAGTACCAGATGATGTAATTTTCTCGGTTGTTTTAGGTTTCATTCCTATATGCATTTTTAGTTCTCCTTAAATTTGATGATGGGGGATTTCTCCCCCACCAAAATTAATTATTATGAAGTTGTAAGATCGAATACTCCACCTGAAGCACCTTCATTTCTAGAGATAAGAGTTAATTCAGCAAGAATTTGTCTCTTTTCAGAATCTCCAGTTTTTGAAAGTTCATGCATAGTGAAATCTCTTAAGAAACCAACTGACCAGTAATCCATATCTAGGACTAATGCGTCTCTATCTCTTGAGAATCTGTTAGGAACAACTTCTAAATCACCAAAATCAGATGAGTAAACATCAATTGAAGTGTAAAGAGTTTTGTCCTCAGATGCATCAAATCTTGTACTTCCACCTGTGAAGCTTGAGATTTTTTGTTTGTTGAATGGGCCTACCATAATAACTGATGGGTTACCACCTGAGTTCCAACAACCTTTGATAACGTCTTTCAACATATCTTCAGTCATTGCTCTTTGTGTTCCATCATTTCTAGCGTCAGATCCATCATTCGCAGTTGGAGATGTTCCATCACCAGCTAGGTTATCATTAGTAGCAATCCAAGCACCAATAGAAGCAAATGTTCTAGCAGTTGAACTATCACCAGCAGCTCTTGCTTGGTTAGTCAAAAGTGTAGACTCAATGTCTCTTTTTAGTTCTTTAGATTTTTTAGCTATTTGGTAAGCTAACTCAGAAGCTCTACCAGCTTTATCAACAGCTTCTTGAGTACCAGTAATAACAACAGATTTATCCATAATCTGTGTGTAGTTACCAATTCTAGAAGTTGCAGTTGATGCATCTAATGTAGCTTCGTCACCTTCAATAACAGCATTTGAAGTAGATGCTGCTGCTAAAGAGTCAGTTTGCCATTCGTGAAAAGTGTTCTTTACTTGCTCTCTTGCAGCTGAACTCATAAATGGAGTTTCAGTTGGTGAGATAGAGTAAATAACATCTTGTAAGTCTTCTCTAATACCTACTGCATCGTAAGTATCAAAGGTATTTGTTGGTTGTGCCATGTTATATCCTTATTTATTTGAGATTATTTCAAGTATGGCAGAATGAGCATCCTGGATTTTTCCAGATTTTTTCAGTCTACCAAGTTTAGATTGTATGACATTTCGTTTAGAACTTTCATTCTTAGCAGTACCAGACTTAACCACTTTAGGTGCATTAACTACTTTCTTTTGAACAATAGGTTTTGCAGCTTTTAAGTTTCTGTATTCCATAGCATCCTTTAATACTAAAAGAAATCTATGATCAGATAAACTACCTATTTCATCATCATTAAATCCATAATTAGATAAGCTATTTCTCATCTTAATTTTTAGATCTGATGCTTTCTGAGGATTAGATAGCTCAGGTATAGCCTGTTCAGCTAGTTTCTTTTGTTGGTCTAAAAATTGATTATATTGTTGAGCTTTAATTGCTTCAGACTTTTGTCTAAGCTGTTGAAGATTTTCTTGCTTCTGCCTCATTTCAAAATCTAATTTAGCAGCTGCTTGTGGATCTTCTTCATATAAAGCTTTTAAATCAACTTCAGAACCTTGACTGATAAAAGTATTTGCTGATTGCATTAAATCATCAAGTTCTTTTAATCTAGTGTCATACGTTTGACGCAAACTATTCTTTTCATCTTCCAAAGATTTTCTTTCTTGACTTAAAGAATGAGTTTTTTGTCGGTAATCCGAATCCCTTGAATAACCTGATTTGAGTTCATCAAGGCTAACCTCTAACTCTTGACCATTAACTTTAACTCGGTGGAGTGTTGGTTTCTCGACTTCCTCTTGTAATTCAGTTTCATTCGTATTCGTTTCTTCAGTTTCAGAACTATCAGCTTCCTGGACAACTTCCTCAGTCTCGGATTGGTTGTCTTCTTGAGCAACTTCTGTTTGAGTTTCTTGAGCTTCTTGTGGAGCTTCTTCTTTTGGCTCCTCAACAGTAGTTTGTTCTTTTGGCTCTACTTTAGTTTCAGGGCTTGGTTGTCCTTGATCAGGATTCAAGATTCCTAAAATTTTATCAGCAGCACCTTTTACAGATTTATCTGTATTCATATATTTCTCCTATTGGGTTATCGCTTCTTTTAAGATTGGCGAGTTGGGTTTCCTATTTTTTGGTTAAACCCTGTAGTTCATCTAGCTCTTGTGAAGCTAGTTTACCATTGTTCATGACCGACTCTAAATGACCTTTTACTTTATCAATCATATTATAAGCCATCCAAAGAACTTGTCTTTGTTCATGATCATTGTATGAAGTGTTAAAAATTTCTGATTTATATCTATCAGATAAATAATTAAACGCTTCCTTCATCAGGGGATCGCTTAGCAGTTGCTGAGCTTTCGTCCCTTCCGAAATCTGTTTGCTTAGATCCTTTTTCTCCATTGAAGAATTGTTTTTGACCTTTCATTATTTCTTTAAATATATCACCAGATTGTCTGACTTGTTGCTGTTCTATCATACTTCTATTACGCATTTCAAGTTCATTTATCTGTGTATTATACTTTAATTCCATTTCTTTTATTTTTAGCTCAAAGTCAAGTAGTTTTTGTCTCATTTGAGATTCCATTTTCTTCTGTTCTACTTGTGAGCTTAATATAGCTCTTTCATTCTCACCTTGTACTTGAGCTAATGAAACTTTTTCAAATTCAGTAGGTGGTTTAGGAGGAAGTGGTGGCATTTGAGCTGCACCTACTTCTGGATCCATAAAGTATGGTTCTGCACTTCCTAATCCAGTATTCTCTACTAATTTTTGTAAAGTCTTATGAATATTTTTAAGATTAACCATTGGGCCATAAACATTCTGTTGTAGGTTTATAGCTTGTAGTTGTTTTTGTAATATAGAATTTAAAAGAATTAATTGTTGTTCTTTAGATCCTGTACCTAATCCTACTTCAACATTGACATTAACTCTATCTCTCCATTCAAAAGGAGTCATTGGTACAAACTTACCTCTAATTCTAACTAATTTTTCTTTTTGTTGATACTTGCAAAGCAATTCAAATATCTTAGCACCTAAATCTTTAACACCTGTTTCAGCAAAGATTCTAGCAATTAACTCCATTCTCATTTGAGACTGTGTTAATACTTGATTCATTCCTGTAGCTGTATCAGTATTTAATGCATCAGCATTTAATCCTTGTGAAGTTTTCGTAACACCTGATCTTGCTTCTCTAACTGAATCTAAATAACCTAATAAACCAGAAGCTTGTTCTGTAATAGGTTGAGCTGTCATAACTTGCATTACATTTTGTGGTGGTTGTTTAGTTCTAACTATTCCACCAGGTCTATTAGTTAATAGATCATCAATAGCTACTTGACCATCTTGTACTGCAATTCTATTGTTATTAGTTAGATACATATTATCTAACATTTGTCTCATAACAGTAGATTTAATAATTTGTATATCTTCAATTAATTCAGAAACAGATCTACCATAAAATCTGTGTGGCATAATAATTGGAGTTACAGAAACAAATGGCATTGAATCTATTTCTTGTACATCTAATACTTTATATGCACCAGTACCAGCTAAACAAACTTTAACTAATTCTGCTTTACCATCATCATCAATATCTATTCTTGCATAACATTCATGAATTAAAACTTCATCAGTAGTTTCATCACCTCTATCTTGTGGTGCTGAGAAATCTGTTTCTTGGTATCTAACTTGTCTATCTTCTAAATAATATTCAGCATCACCAGTAGGTAGGTTTTCAATAATATCTCTATCATAACCCATTTCTATTAATTCTGTTTTAGTCATATTAACTCTATGACAAATAAAGTTAGCAGAATCTATAGACTTAGCTCTACGTTCAATTAAAAATTCTTCAGGTGGAATAGGCTCAATTCTAACTTGACCATATCCTACAGTTTTATGAATAACACAATCATGGAAAGTAATTTTATCAATTACTTTATCGTTATCATCTTTAAATTCTTCTTCGTATTCTGTATGTTCTTTAACATCTACTTCAGGATCAGCAACTAATAAATTAAATTCATCATCAGTTAATTTTTTATATTGTTCTCTAGTAGTCTTACCAGCATCATCCCAATAAACTTTTAAGATACCATTCTTTTGAATTAACGCATCTTTAAATGCAGTATATAAAGCTTCAAAGCCTTTGTTCTCTTTATAGAATACATGATTAATATAATCACTAGCTTGTTTAGCTACTTCTTCATCTTCTGGGCCAACTGGTTCGCAAGTAAATACATTATCACCAGCAGTAAATATTTTCATTAATGAAGGCATTAAGCTTTCAACTGTATCAGATACATCAGTTGATATAACTTGAGATCTACCTTCTACTTCATTACCAAATGGTTTACCTAAATAATATTCTAAAGATTTTCTTCTTCTTGAAACTATTTCACCACCAATATAACCTGATGATGCTCTTATTTCTCTATTTAATATTGATGCAATTTCGCTATTTGTTTTTTTCATACTATGTATTTAGTTGTTATATCTATTGGCCTATCCCAATCACTTGTATCTACTGGATCGTGTACACATCCATATCTGAAGCTATCAGCTGCATGTGAGCACCAATCATGTAGAGGTTTGTTTTTAAAAACTTGATTCTTTTCATCCCATTGTTTTCGATATTGTCTTAATGCATCTAAACCTAGTTTACATTTTTCTCTATCAAACCAACAGTAAGGTAAAGAGTTTCTAACAGATTCTATACCATGATCAACTTCTAATTTAGGAGCAATTTCAAAATCTATTCCAAGTTCTTGAGCTACTTCTAATCTTGATTTACCTGTTCCTAATTCTCTTGCTCGAATATCATGAGGTGCAATATGTCTTTCATACATATAACCCTTTTCATCTAATACATCTGCATAATGCATTAAACTCTCTCCAGAGTTTTCATAATAGTCAATCAAATGAATTTCTTCACCGACTCTTTGTGCAAACCAAATTGCAGTTGAATCTCCTATTCCCAAATCCCACCACGTCTCAATTCCAACATGTTCATCAACAGGAACATTACAAATTCTTTTTTCTTTTTCTGCTTTACTAATTAGCTTACCATAATAAGCTCCTGATACAGCAGCAGTAAATGAACACTCAAACTCTTGTTGATATTGTTCATCTGTCATTATCTCTTGAGCTTGTTCTAATTCCTCATCAGGAATAACTTTAGTTTCACTAGCTCTATATAATTGACCAAACCAGTCTTTATGACCTCTTAATGCAAAGTCGTATACTTCCCAAAATTGATTATGGCCCATTGGAGTTCCAATGAACATAACCCATCCTAAGTGATCCGATATAGCTGGTCTAATAATTTCAGTCCAAACTCGAGGAGCCATTAACGCATATTCGTCCAGGACAACTCCATGAAACCCCATGCCCCTCAAACTATCTGGATGGTCAGCCCCAAATATTTGTATTGCTGATCCATTAAATAGCTCTATCTTTAATTCTGTTTCGTTTTTGTTTCCACCAAGATACATCAATGGTTTGGTATATTGTTTTAAATATTCCCAAGCGATGGATTTTCCTTGCCTGTATGTTGGGGCAACAAATGCACATTTAGACATTGGTTTTGATACAGCTGTTTTAATCAGTTGATTAATAGCTAGTACTGATTTTCCAAATCGTCTATGGCATACAAGTACATTAAATCTTTTTAAACTATTATGTACCTGTCTTTGTAATGGTCTAGGACTATAAGGGATTGCTATAGTCTTAGCTTTCGTCTCCCCACTTGATGTTGATTTTGATTGGGCCATCTGATCCTAATTTTGTAGTCGTAGTCGCAAGTTTAGCATGAAC